TATTGATGTGTCAGCTACAGAGCAAACTGGAGTAACACCAGAAGGATATATTGATCCTTTAACTGGTATGCAAGGAACTCCAATATCAGCAGAGACAACAAGCTTAGTAGCTCCTGGTCAGCGTCAATTAACTGATATTGAACGAGAACAAGAGTATAGGGCAATGCTCGAGCAAAGACCAGTAGCCACTCTTGGTGGTTATTTTGCTGGTGCTGTTGCAGGAGATCCTACAAACTTAATTGGCTTTACAGCAAGGACAGCACTTAAAGGCGCTGGTCAGTTAGGAACATTAGGCGCTGTTCAAGGAGCAATGGAGCCTATCTATGAAGAGTTAGATGACTCTAGACTTCGTAACATTGCTTTTGGTGCTGGTGTTGGTGGACTCTTTGGTGCTGGCTTTGGCACTCTTGCTGGACGGTTTGCTCGTAAGGCAGAACAAAATGCAGCTAAAGTAGAAGGCGATACACCAGCCGTAACTAAAACTCGAGAAGAGATTGAAGCTGAGCTTCCTGCGCTAACTCCCTCTGACCAACCAGCAGCATTGCTGTCTAGACTACCAGAAGCTGATCAATCAATTGTAGATAATATTTTATCTCGTTATGAAGATGTTAATATTCTACCGCCAAAAGCTTTTGATGAAGTAGCTACAGCATTAGAGACTACTAACCCACAAGCTGCTGCACTATTTCGTGGTGCTAAAGAATTACCAGAAGCAAAGACTGCTCAAGGACAAGCATCTCTTTTAAAAGGACAACAGCCAGACTTAGAGGCCCAGGCGCAGACAGCGCTTATTAAAGCAGACTTACAAAAAAGAACTAATTTAAATGCTGCTAAAGTAACTGGCGATGATATAGCTGAAGCATCATCAGCTACTAAGTTTGAACGTACTGGTGATATTAGAGACTACCTTACTGACCCAGTCAGAACTGCTCCTTTAAATCCTGAGCAGATAAAAAAGATGTTGTCGCCTGATAATCCTTACAGAGGACAGAATCTTAAAACTGCCTTAGCTACAGATAATAAAATTATTGATGCCTTGTCATCTCTTATTGGTCCCACATTTGGACGGTTTAATAGAGAGAAAGCAGCTAAGACTTGGGCACAAGTAGAAACTAAAGGTGAATCCTTACCGTATGAAGTTGCAGTTAACAGCATGATTAATCGAAAACAAGAAGAAGTCTTTGGTGCTGAGGTTGTATCAGCTATTGCTAAAAACTTAGCCAACGATATTGCATCTCTTGATAGTCTTAAAGATGTAGCTAGACTAGCTAAAGAACAAAACAATGAAGAGTTTTACGCCTATGCTACACAGCAGCTTGCTAAAATCACTGCGTTGTCTTCATCTTTAGATGGAAACCTAAGTAACCTTGGTAGAGCATTAGCATATACAAAACAAGTTAAAAAGATAATTGATCAGGGTGGTACGCTGCCGCCCTACCTTGGAGGCTTTAAGTGCTAAAGAATCAAGATGCCTGTAAACAAGCAGTAGACGCATACTTTGATGCGCTTCGTAATATTGATAATATGAATGTCGATCAAGGCGCTAAAGTAGATATGAAGGCTAAGCTAACTAAGAAGGTTGCTGAAACACCTGCTTGGAGAAATAGAATGTCAGAGTTAGTTATTAACTCTTATATTTCTGCTCTTGGTACACCAGTTGTTAACTTGCTGTCAACAATTGCTAAAGCGCCTTTCTTAATTACAGAACGAGCATTGCTTGGTTTAATGCCTGGAAATAAAGTTAAACTAGGTGAGACTACTGCAATGATGCGTGGCTTCTTTGATGGTATAGCTGACGGAATAGGATTTTTTCAACAAGGCTGGAAAGAAGGGATGCCGTTGGACTCCACTGTTGTAGACACTACTATTGGATTTGGTAGATCAGTTACATCTGGCCCAATTGAAAAAGCTGTTGCTCCTGTAGTGACTGCGCCTACTAAAGCTTCGGTAGCTATTGATGAGTTTTCAAAAGCTATCTTTCGTAGGATGCAACTTAATGCTAAGGCATATCGCATATCTAAATCGTTACCAGAAGATAAACTTGGTGGCTTAACCAGAGATGAAATGTATACCAAACTTCGTACAGTTGATATCTCTGATCCTACAAAAGTAGGTAATGAAAGAGCATGGCAACAAGAACTTAAAAAACTATCACCAGATTTAGTTGATGAACTAATAAACTTTTCTAAGATTCAAACATTCCAACAAGAACTTGGTGAGATTGGGAACATGATGCTTAGAGCAAAGGCTAAGGTTCCAGAGTTAGTGTTTGTTGCTCCATTTATTAAGACACCTATCAACATCCTTAAAGATGCTTTGTCTTATACTCCTGCTAGTTTGTTTATGAAATCTTTTAAAGGACGTAGAGACGAGGCAGCAGCTAGAGTTCTTATTGGTACTGGTTTAGGACTGATGGCAGGTAAGGCTGTTATTGATCAAAATTTAACAGGCAGTTATCCAAAAGACCCAGGCCGTAGAGAAGCTATGATAGCTGCTAAAATACCTGAATACTCTGTTAAGATTGGAGACACTTGGTACTCTTATGCTCGTATTGAGCCGCTTGCTACTGTGTTAGGTATTGTAGCTGATGCTGCTGAGACTGGTATTGATTACCTTAAAACACCAGATAAGGATAGGAAAACTGAGAAGGTTGCAGTTGATGCTGTCCTAGCTATTACAAAGAATCTTACATCTAAAACATTCTTAGAAGGTATTACTGGATTACTACAAGCAGTGCATGATCCAGAGAGATATGGTGGTTCTTATATTAATAGCTTTGCTGGCTTATTAGTGCCAGGAGTTGTAGCTCAGTTTGCTCGAGGTACTGACCCAGTTCAGCGTGAGATAACAACATTTGATACTGCATTAGCTAATAGGATTCCTGGGCTACGCACAGACCTGCCAGTTAAGTATGATATCTTAGGTCAGCCTAAAGAGAATCTTGGTTATGGCGTTAGTGGTACACTAGGTATTGCTACTAAAGCAGCTACTCAAACTCCATTACAAAAAGTAATTGAAGATGTAGGCTTTACTTATACTAAGCCAGAGAAAAAGATTCAAGGAGTAGAGCTAGATGAAACTACTTATGAAAAATATTCTAAGTTATCTGGTGATATGATTCGTCAAGAACTAGAACAAGTCATTGCTGATCCTACATTTAACCAATATACTAAAGCTCAAAAGAATTTTATTATGAAACGAGTAGCAGAGCGTATGCGTACTGCAGCAACTAATATTATCTTTGGTGAAAAGATGGACACAGACCCAGACTTTAGTAATGAGTTTGTACGTCAGCGTTTAAAAAGACGCGGTGAAGTTCCTGAAGAAGAATAATAGTGAGTGATCCAGCCGCAACTGCCAGAGCCGCGCTATCTGGTATTAAAGAAGCTGTACAGATTGGCAGAGAGATTAAGGAAACTGCCAACGAAGTCAATACCTTCCTAGACGAAGAAGCCAAAGCCAGACTAGCCTGGAAACGCAAACAGCAACAGATTGAACGCCGTGGTGACATGATGTTCATGACTGCTTTTGATGAATATAAAATTATCAGACAGATTAGAGAAGCAGAGCAAGAGATGTATAAACAGATTGAATTAGAGTATGGCAAGCCTGCTGTCTCTGAGGTCAAGTCTCTTATTGCTCAGATGCGTAAGCAGCACAGAGAATTAACTGATGACTTCTATCGTAAGCGTATGGAAACAAGACGAGAAGTATTCTGGATACTGGTTACCTCTGGTCTTGTGTATGGTTTATTTAAATTTATGGGGCTAATGTAATGATTACACTTCTGTCTACTCTTATATCCTTCCTAATGGGTGGTCTACCCAAATTCCTAGACTTCTTCCAAGATAGGTCAGACAAGAAGCATGAGCTTGAGATGGCTCGTATGCAGACTGAGCGTGAGCTACAGATGGCAGAGCGTGGCTTTCTAGCACAGGCTAGAGTAGAAGAGATACGCACAGACCAAGTAGCAATGCAGACAGCAGTGCAAGAACGGCAAGCCCTGTATGCACACGACATCGAGATTGGTAAAGGCGCATCGCAGTGGGTTATTAATCTTCGTGCGTCAGTGCGTCCTATCATTACCTACGGTATGTTTACTATGCTACTCTTTGTAAACATCTTTGGTTTCTTCTACGCATGGAAGACTGGTGTGCCTTTTGATATGGCTATGTCAATCCTCTGGGATGAGGACAGCGCCATCATCTTCTCAAGCGTGATTGCCTTCTGGTTTGGTACTCAGAGCTTTAAGAAATGAAAGTATCAAAAGAATGCATCGACATGATAAAGCATCATGAAGGCGTTAGGACTCGCCCTTATCGTTGTCCTGCACTTCTATGGACTGTTGGTGTTGGTCATGTCATTGATCCCACACATATTGGAGTAAAACTAGATGAGCGAAAGAACCTACCAATCCCACCAGGATGGGACAGAACCCTTTCAATGGCAGAAGTGGACGAAATCCTATCCAATGATTTGGCTACGTTCGAGCGAGGCGTATTACGATTGTGTCCTACTGGTCTTACTCAGTCTCGCTTTGACAGCCTCGTTTCCTTCTCTTTCAATGTTGGTCTCGGCAATCTCCAACGCTCCACAATAAGGATGAAGCACAACCGTGGAGACTATGAAGGTGCAGCAGAAGCCTTCATGGCTTGGACCAAAGCAGGCGGCAAAGAGCTACCTGGATTGGTCAAGCGCAGGAAAGACGAGATGGCTTTGTACCTAACCCCATCCAAATAATACACGAACAAAGAAGAAATCTACTACTATAAAGTTTGTTCCTTCCTCTGGGTCTTGGACATACTCAAACCCTAACATCATACCAGCAATTAAACTTAATTCGATTGTCATATTTCGCAATGCCCCGCTACACAGGCTAAGGTCTGTGCTCCTTCAACATTATCATCTTCTTCCTTAAGATTATCCCATGCAATATCGCTAGGCATCTTAGCAAGAAGTTCCTCGTACTGCTCTTTGCTGCACTCCTCATAAGGTGCTTGACGATAAGTGCCTCCATCCCAAGGCAGGAACGATATACCAGAGATTTCATCGAAGTTCCTCCATACCCACGCTCCTACATCCATCCACTCATCTTCCTTAACAGAGATAGTGACAGAAGGCTTGTGCTCACACCAGTGTCGCTGATACATTAGCCACAGATCTAGATGCTGCAAAGCAGTCAAGTGCTCACGAGTCCTAGCATTATCTGGTGCTTTCACTGGGAAAGAAAACACAGCAGTGCTGTCAGGACGCATTACACAGTCCTCAGTAGGAATACCTGCTTCTGTCAAAAACTTAGTCAGCGGGTCTTTCTTGTCGCCACGAACACGCCGAATATAATAGTCACTATGTCGAGTATGAATACCAGAGGCAGAATTAACAAGTTGAGACACAGTGCCAGAAGGTTTAACACAAGTAATAGCAGCAGACACAGGGATTCCCAGAGTTGCTGCAGTGTTTGCGTTGGTGCTAACGGCAACTTCGCGTAACTGTTCAAGAGCTTTCGCAGTGCTGTCACTTACTTCTCCCATCCATTTATTATCAAGAATACCAGTGAAGGACACACCAAGCAGTCGCTCCTCTTCTGTGTTCTTATTCCAAATCTTACGCAGATATGGAAAGTGCGTCAGCGTAGACTGGAATGTACCCAGGATAGTAGCTATTCGAACTTTTCTAGATAGTGATTCAACGGTGTCTTCTGCCCGTACAACGACTTCTGTAAGGTTACAGAATTGGTATGGTCGTAGTATGATTTCTGAACAGGGGTTAGTACCGAAGTCAAAATCTCCATTGCGCCTCCCGTTTTTCTTAGCCTGACTTTTACTTGCGGCTCGTGAGAAGATACCACGCTCTCCAGAGTGACTGTTATAAAGGCTTGTCCATTCAGAAAGAAACTGTCCAATATCTGGTTTAGTAACGTAAGCTGCTGAGTTGTTAGCGAGTGCTCGTTGTCCATTGTGTGTCCACCAATCTCCTGATTTTGCATGACGCATCCTATCATCTTCTAAGTCTGACAGACTAATCATTGCTGATCGTCTGACTCCACCCACAACAACAACTTCCCCGATTTTACAGAGAATATCATGACACTCAAGAGATGTGAGTTTCCTACCAACGGCTCCTCGGAACTTGTCAATAACAAATCTAAAAAGTTCATCCAAAGGTCCTGGTCCAGAAGCTCTTCCTCCGAAAGTTTTAAGTCTGGCTCCAGAGGGACGGATCCTGCTAAGGTCGTACTTTGCAATTTCCCCAGAGTATAGTAGAGCGATGAGTTGGCGTAACGCCTTAGCCCATCCTTCTTTCGAGTCTGCAACAGAAATAATAGTTTCAGAAGCAAACAACTGGTCCGGCACTTCAGGTAATTCATTAACATACTTTTGCTCCACAGAGAATCCTACACCTGTACCACACAGCAGGATGTACATGGCCTCATCAAAGGCTTTAGGGTCATCAATAGGTAAGTAACTACAATTGTAACCAGCAGTGTTGTCACGCTCAAGCGCCTTGCCTGCAGTCATAATAGCACGCATCGAAGGCATGACTTCCAGGTTAATGATAGCGTCTTTGATTTCTTTATACAAGTCATCAGACATCTTATAGTTGTGCTTCTCTTGTAAGTGTTTGTACATAAACACCATGTATCGATTCACTGACTCATGCCAATGCTCTCGCCTGTTTAACTCTGGAAGGAACCTAGAGTAACGCGACTTAGCAATGAATTGTTGGTAGTAGTCCATATTATTATTCTTCCCAGTTTACAAGTTTTTCTAATCTATCTGCTTGTTCTTCAACCATGTCCTCAAAGCGTTCTACTATATCTTCTGAACGAATTGATAACTCCTCGATGATGGATAACTCATCCCATCGTTTCATCCTTTCTTTAATCTCTTCTAGCGTTAACGTCATTTGTAATACTTTTCACCAACAGTGTCATAGTGTTCAATCATAAACTCGAGATAGTGTTTTGCTTTCTCTAAGTCTTCCTTACCGTTTTTCTTTCTATGACGCTGTACATATTTTAACACATTACAGGCCCAAGGGTCAAGCCCCCATGCTAGCATTGCTTCCCAAGGTTCGATGCTACCTTTGTAGTGATTGCCTCCAACTTGTTTAGACTTGATGTAGTCTTTGAGTGTGGTAGGCTGTTGCCACATTACCCTGTTCCAGTCTGCTGGTGTTGCGTTATCAATGCTCATACTTTTTCCTCAGATAGTTTAGGGACACAGGCATCTCATCAAAGCTACCATTATTAACCTCGTGTAGCATCCAGATACCACGCCAGTACTTGTTGCCCTGGCTACCGAGATAATCTTCATCATGCAGGTAGCAGCAACCACTGAACAAGCCTGTAATCTGCGAACCATCAGCCCTGTTAGCGTAGGCTATCTGCCTATTCTGTACATGACCCATCACAGCACTCATATGTTTCTTAGACAGTAAAGCTGCAGCAGATGTTACAGCACGCCCCATAACGCCAGAAGTAAAATAATGAGCGTACACAACGCCATCAATGACAACAGGTTCAAGGTACGGTACAACTTCCCAACCATAGCGTTCGTACTCAAGGTCACTGAGACTAATAGTTCCATCAAGTTTAGGGTCTCCTTCGACAGCCCTGGAAATTCTTTCTTCATGGTTTCCAAGGGTGAGAACCATTCTGGGCCTATATTGCTTTTCTTTATTTCGTCTTGCTCTCTCATTATATTCCTTGATCGGAGCTAGTAACATCTCCATAGCTTTTTTAGTTACTTGAATATCTGTCTTGTATCTACGGCCTTCAAAGCTCTTCTTACCTACATCATAGCTGGATAGGCTAGGCATATCAGCAAAGTCTCCAATCTGCACAATCACATCTGGTTTCTTCTCTGCTAGATACTTTCCCACCCAGGTAAGATAACTTAGATCAACACCGTCCTTGACTTGACAGTCTGGGATTATGGCATGAACTGTCATCACTCTTCCTCGTTTTCAATATCAGTCTTAACAATAGCATCATCAGGACCGATAGTTTCAAACAGATGATTGTTAACCTCTATGCCGTATGGATCTTTAATTAGAACTCTACCACATACTCCTACATAACCAGTACTTTCTAAGAATTTACAGAACTGCCATAGGATAGGGACCCAAGTAATTCCGTCTTCAAAATAATGGCGGGTCTTAATGGTGGTTGCTTCAGGACAAGACCCATAACCTTCGCCTTTCTCTGAATCATAAATAAAACGATATACATTACTCATGTTTACTCCTTAGTAAATCAAAAAAGTATTCAGCATCAACAACTACAAGAGGGCTGGACCGATTCTGTTTAACAACAACGATAGGTTCGTGCCCTCCTGAATTCCCCTTTGCTTGTTCGTAATAACCGTATACTGAGATAGCTGCTCTGGACTTGCATTCCACACTGATTGGTAAGACCCGTCTGGCTGCTGGACTAAATAGCAAGTCTTCTCCCGACACGCCCATACTAACTGAGCGTACATCGTCCGGCTCCAGATTGAACTTGGCTAGTATTAGATCTCTTACCCACTTTTGCAGGTGTCTTCCTTTGGACTTGGCGCTGCTCGGTTTCAAAGATTACATCCTTTCTTACTTTAATCCACTGCTTAGGGATATGCATACGGGCATTGCTACTGTCCATACTGACTGTACTTGCAATACATAAAGCATCATCTGTCTCATCAACAACCCATCCAATAGTGTGACATAAGTGAACTTCAGCTTTGACATTCTCTTGCCATTCAACATCAGCTACTGCGTCAACCCACTGGATGTATTGAATAGGGCTGGAGACCAAATCTGATTTTCTTTTCTTCGTATCCATAGAAGTTGTCCGTTCTCTAATACTCGTTTCTCATCGTTGTCGTAAGCCTTCAGAACTGCATCATACATCTCTTGCTCTGTGGTGCAGTCCTCAAGAATCTTTTCTGCTTTCTTAGGACCTATTCCTTTTAAACCAATAATATTATCAACCCTATCGCCAGTAAGTATCTGCGTATAAAAATGTTTGATAGCTTGTTGGTCATCAATAAAGTATTTGTTATCCTTAATAAAATTATAATGCCAGCCGTGAATCATATCTAAATCTTTATCAATAGACATAACAACATAATCTTCAGTATCTTCGTATGAATAGGCTTTAATACCTATTGCATCATCAGCTTCTTGTTCTTCTACTAATTCACAACCCCACGCTTTTATTAAATATTCTCTAATTAAATTATAATGAATAGGTTTCTCTGCTGTTCTATTACCTTTATAAGGAGCAGTTACTGCAATATCTTTTCTGAAATTATTGGAGCCAGTTAGATAACCTTGGTAGTCTCCAACCCAAGGCTTCATAACTAGCTCCTCCATAAACTCAGCGGTGCGTGCTATACAAATCTTTTCATTAACATCTTGAGATGCAAACCCAATTCGATAGCAAACAATGTCTGCGTCAATGAGAGCAAGCATTACTTCCGAAGAAACGCTGCCATTGCTTCGAGAGCTTGAGCAGCTTGTTTCTTGCTCGAGAACTCATTGTCGTTAATGGTAACAGTACCATCGTAAGCAACAGAGAACTTGAAGTAATCCTCTAACCCAAAGATTTTATCACTGCCTGGAACAGACACCTCAAAGGAGGACTCTACAGGTGATACCTTTACAGATAGTTTTGGATTAGGGGTTGTTGTCTTTTTCATTTAGTATCCTTTTATTTAGATAGTTATCTATTTACAGAACGTCAGCAGTTTCTGCTGTGTTACCAACATACTCAACAAGATTAGTAATAGTTAACTTATTGATACCTGCAGCAACTCCGCTCTTTCCATTTTTATTGTACGCATAGGGTTTAATCAATGCGATACCTCGTGAACCGTTTCCTACTTTGGCTGTTACTTTATTACCAGCAGAGTCAACTGTGGTAATAGGATAATTCTTTGACTTAGCAGTGATAAAGAAACCCTTGTCTTCTTTGTTGCGAACAGGGATGCCCATCTCTTCCAAGGCTTTGATTGTGTTCTTAGATAGATTGCATAGATCTACCTGATACTTACCAGACATCTGGTTAGGTGTGTCTAAGAAGGCCCACATAATATCTGCTTCAATTTTAAAAGGTTTTAATTCCATAATGTTCTCCTGAACAAGTTAATAAATAAGTACTACCTTAATAGTATACCACATCAGTGAAGTTTGTCAACATCCTTTGGTGAAGATTTCATATCGTGAAACAGAGCCATCATAAAGGCTGTGCTGAAGATAGACTTTAACTCTTCCATGTCTCTAACTGATGTCTTCATACTTACTGTTCTGTCCTTCTTAATACACAGGAATACAACATCCTCCATATCATTCCAGAACTCATCGTTTTTATCTAGTGGGTGTGTGCCCATGTTTTTCCTTTCTTATATTCACCATCTAATGGGCAGCGTAGACCCAACAACTGTCCTGCTTCCTTGATACTACTAACTGCTAACTCTCCTACTAAATCTGCATCAGCATCATTGCACTCTATTTGCCACTCATCATGTACGTTGGCTACGAATTGCGCATTCAATTGAGTATTTTTGATAGCCTTATCTAGTAAAATTAATGCCTGCTTCATCACTATCGCACCAGCACTCTGTAGTAGCGTGTTAAGCGCCGCGTGTGTGGAACGGACTTGTAATTGCCTACCGTCAAGACCTGGAAGCGTCCCTTTCTCTGATAGGTACATAACCTTTTCTCTAAGATGTTTGATAGCTGGCGTGTTCCGAAGAAAAGTACTGATGAGTTCCTGACCTTCCTTCGCTGAACCACCAACAATCTTCCCGATCTTGGTAGGTCCGGCCCCGTATAGTAAAGCGTAAATGAATGTCTTCGCTTGCGATCTTGTTTGAAGACCCGCCGCAATTTGGTTCTTGGTGTGGATGTCACCTTCAATGATTTCTCTAGCATACTGTTCGTCCTTCATGTAATGTGCAAGCATACGCAACTCAAGACCAGAGGCATCAGCACCAACCAAAGTCTTGCCTTCATCTACTGTCCAACAATCACGACACTCGAAACCCCAAGGGCTTGAGCTACTAGGGACCTGTGCCATGTTGGGGCTATGGTGTGTCATCCTACCTGTGACTGCTCCGTTGGTGATGACCTTACCGTGAACCCTGTGTTCGTCAGATACAAACTCAAGCCACGACTCAACCTGAGCCACCCGTTTCTGAAGCAATAGGTATTCGGCAATGAGCTTTGCTTCTGGTATATCAACTCCATCCAGTACTGATTCATCGACTATCACTGCTCCCTTCTCAGTATGTTTAGTAGGTTTCCATCCCAGGTCCATCAGGCGCTTAGCAATCTGTTGTCTAGAGCCAGGGTTGAATACTTCCACATCGTCTTTGAGTCTCTTTCCGGTTTTTACGCTTGTTCGTTCCGTAATAATCGGAGGAAATACTTTTTGTAACTCCTCCTCAATGTCTGACAACCTACGCTTCCATCTACCAAGCAAGCACTGAGCTTTCACCGTGTCGAGTTTAAAGCCGTGGCGCTCCTGCCTAGCAACGATAGCCTGTACCTTGTGTTCCAATTCAATTGACTGTGCAGAGAAGTCCTTTAGCTCCTGCTGCAGGTAGAGATACAACTCACCACAAATTCGCACATCCTCTTGACAGTACTCAATCATCTCATCTGTTAGGCCGCCCTCGAAATCTTCGTACTCCTTCTTGATTTTTCCTACCAGCTTTGCCAACTTCCCCAGACTGTGTCCCCCGTCTCTGCTTGGGTTTGATAGTCTTGACATAACCAGTGTATCCTGCACTTGGTTCAGCTTGATCGAAGTCTTCCAGATCCTGTTCAGCACTGGAAAGTCGAAGCATATCCCGTTGTGTGCTACTACTAACTTCGCTTTCTGAATGAATTGATTGAAGTCTTGTGCGCTTGTCCATGTCCTTACTTCTTTAGTGTCAATGTCATAGGTACAACATACCCAAATATGGTCATGCTTTAGGGTTGTCTCGATATCAAGAGCAATCCTCATTATGTGTTCTTCTCCTTTAGTTTGGCTTCCATAACCTTTACCGAGAACCTCCAATTGATAGCGTGTGGTAAGCCGCCGTTGATTTTGCACTCCTCAATTTCCTCATCCGTCAGCCCAACCCATTCACGCTTGTTCTTCTCCTTCAGCACTTGCTCTGCCCACAATGCGCCCCGGTTAAATTCATTTTTCACAGTAGCAACATCTTCATCGTCAAGACCAACCCACTTTGGCTGCTTTAGTGGTGCTGTGTAGAGAGGCCCCTCAGTAGGTTTATTAAACCATTTTATTGAAGGACATTTTCGCCAATCACCATCAAGTGATGGTTCGATAGTTACATACGCCACAGGCTCTTGTTCTGGCTGCTTTAATGCTTCCTCAATTTCTTGGTTGACTTCGCTAAACTTTTGCATCGCTAGTGCTTGGCGTAGTGCAATGATTGCATCAGCAACACCTTCCGGCCCAGCTTCCCAAGGATTTTCCAAAGCCTCCAACGCCATCTCTGCTGCTTTGCGTAGGTTCATAGATCCTCCACGATTGTCTCACTCATGCGCCCAGTAACCCTGTCGTAATACAGACCACAGGCAGGGCCAGTCAATCCAGCAAAGCGATTCTTTAGTACTCGAACCTTGGTGGTGTGACGCTCCTTTAGGTCCTCAGCCTGTCCGTTACGCTCCAAGCCCAGCACCATATCAGACAACTGACCAATCGAACCTGAGCCGCGCAGTGCAGACAGAGAAGTACTTGCTCCTTCCTCGTGTCCCTTGCCATCAGGACGCTTCAGGTGCGAGACACAGAACAAAGCAATGCCTGTCTCTTGGACAATCATCCGCAACTTGGTCATGATCTCATCCAATGCCTTGCGTTCGTCACCATTCTCCTGTGCAGACACCACAATAGACACATGGTCCAAGAAAATGTACCGACAATCTAATGCCTTAGCCATAAAGCGCACACGATTAATAATATTATCGATAGCAGTAGAGCCGAAGTGGTCAAACAGAAACACCCTACCTGTGCCAAGAGTAGCATCGAATGCTGTGCGGAGTTCCTCGCTGGTTGCGTCTGTGTCTGGCAAATGCAGTGGCTTGTTAGCCGCAAGACTCATAAGACTTTTAGCAGTACGCTTTACTGACTCCTCCAAAAACAACAACCCTATGTTCTCATCCGTGGTGTTATTCAAAATGTGAAACACAATCTCTCGCAGAAACTGAGACTTACCCAAGCCAGAGCCAGCAGTAATTGTCACCAGTTCTCCTTCTCTAATTCCATAGGTCAGGTCATTAAGACCAGAGTAAGGATACTGAACCTTCGCAAGTTCGACTGGCTGGTTAACCAACTCCCATAACCCAGCACCATCAATGATACCGTCTGGTGTAAACCTCTCGGCCTTCCACCAAAGGTCAACAAACTCCTTTACTTCTCCTTTGTAGTTGAAGTCACAGGCGTCTTTAAAATCTGAGCGTCCCTTAAATATCTTGGCTTTAGTTCCAAGGATTTCAGCCACCTGTGCAGCAGCAGTTCGGCCTGCGTCATCGTTGTCAAAACAGATAACGATATTCTCGAAGCTGTCGAGCCACTCATAATTCGCCTTGACATCTTGTGCTGCATTGCCTGCACCGTTCCTAACAGATACCACAGGATACTTAGAACCCAGCATCTGATACGCAGCCGCAGCGTCAAATTCGCCCTCGGTGATGGTGACATACTTGCCTCCTTTGGTAAACAATTGCTGTCCAAACAGAACGCCTTTGGACCAGTCACCTTCAATGCTGAATCGTTTCTCGTCTGTGTTTCGTTTCTTATACGCAACTATGGTGTCGCCATTATAGTACGGAAAGTAATAGTAATTGTCCTTACTACCAATACCATACTCTAGGCAGGTATCTCTAGTAAGTCCTCGCTCTACAACTGAGCCATATGATAGCTCATGGACATTAGTCATCTTCGATTGAACCTTGGTTAATGTTGGTTTCATATCACTCTTGTTGAACTTTTTCTCTCCGCATTTAAAACATAAACTACCCCAGTCATAGTAGGTCAGTGCGTCTGAGCTACCACAATCATGACAAGGCTGGTGCGCCTTTAACTGCTCACCCATTTGTATCCTCCTGATAGGGACGGACAAACCATAGTGGGCAGGAACGAACAGCGCAGTGCCTTACCTCATCGATCTGATTACAGGAACAGTCAAAGCACTTAGCATTGATGCTCTTGCGTAGGCTGGTTGGGTCTTCCCTCCAGTGGTCAATCGGGTTCTTTAACTTATAGCCTGAAGTCTTCTTGCTTCTAGCCTTAGCTAGGTTCTCCAAGATAGGACTGGTCATTATCTTAAGCTCCAATTAGATAGTTATCTATAGTTAGGTATTAGCTAAATAAGGGACAGCACACAACTTAGGACTGTTCCTTATCTAAAAGGCGTTTTTTATACACTTCTAGGACATCGCTTAGGACAGTGTCCAACCCATGCCTTAGGGACAGATCAGCAAAGTCTGAGACAACGAACCAGTAATGGGCTTCATACCCTGTCTCAGCAATGAATCTTTCTTGATCGTCTTCCACTATTTAGTTCCTTCTAAGTTAATAATAATAATTAATACTAAGTATCTACTTAGTAGATATTATAGCATAGTTAATGATCCATGTCAACATCATAATCCAAGCACTCATCGCTATTAAAATCATCAATGTGTCCATCATCTTCTTCTTCAAGATCACCTCTGTCAATAGTTAAAACATCATCCTTAATAGTATAAAAGCAAGAGTTACATAAGTCAAGATACTCGTTGGTATTAAGGCCCTTGCGTGTTGACTCAAAATCTGTTAGTGAGGCGTTGCAACTCAAGCATCTCATGTCTTTTTGTTCCGTTCGTTATGTAAGTCTATCATAAGTTTAGAGATATGCTCTTCTGCAATCCTAAGTTCGTTCTCTAGTCGCTCCATCCTGGCACGCATCATAAAGTTCTCGCGCTCTAGTTCAGCAATGACCCCACCCTCGTCCATACCGTAGGGTAAATCCACTTCATAAGGCACACCTGAAACCCTAGTCTTCATCTTTGTCTCCCCATATGCACAATAGAAGTGCAAACAATAAGATAGCAACAAATAACCCTACATCTACAAAGGTCATTATCGCATTGCCTCCATCGTCAGGCCAACATTACCCAGTGCATAACCTAGAAAAGCAATACCTAGTCCATGGTGTCCCTTAATTAATAGATCAACAGACACCACCAAATACACCAGCCCGATGATAGCAATTAAGGGCGCAGCCATGTCAACTCCCAGCTATCGAAACCCTTTTTGCTAGGGAATTTCTCGTTTAACATCTCGAGAGCTTTGTGTGTGGTGTCAGGCCCACACCACTTGATAAGTTCCTCAAGCTCCTCGTACATATCCTTGTAGTCTGAGTAACGCCAGCGTAACTCAATAAGGTCAGCACATAGATATGCCTCATCAAATTGCATATCCTTGATAACCTGCTCAAGCTCTGCAACCTTTTCCTCTAGGCGCTCTACCTCTTGATTGTGTGCATCAATATGTACCCAGTCTTCCTGTCCGATGTAACTCATATCTTTATCCTTTCGCTTATGTTTACCTGCTCCGCTACGCTGTGCGTGCTTTGCTACAAAATTCCTCTGCCTCATCGTATACCTCCAGTATCTTCATCGCGCTGCCAAGATACCATGTCCCACCCTGAGACTTTGGTCGTTCAATAACAGCCATCGGAAGAAAATGTACCTTCGCCCAGACACGATCACCACCTTGCCGCAGATGTGGTGCATTCATCTCTGAACATATATGCCAGCCAGGACGATAAGCATAGCCCTTAGTATAATGCTTTTCAAATTCATAGTAAATACCTGGACTAAGTCGTTGCTTACGATTAATAAACAACGGGCCTAGTGTACCATCCTTGCGCTTACGAAACAATTTATAACCAATCATACTAAACCCCTAGCAATAACAAAGATTGATGGAATGAATGTTATCATCTTTTTTAGTTTTGTCAAGCTAATCTTAGGCGATTCACTGTCACCATTTTTATCTGTACCCAAGACTAAAGCCTTACCACACAAAGGACTGTGGTAACCCTCAACCATAAAAAATTCTTGGTTGTCCCTGTATAATCCCTCGTCATCAATATAAATAGTATCACCATTCCTATTGATTCGGACACAGTCAAACAACTGACAATCAATCAGTCTATAGATGTCTTCATAGTCTCCACTATAGTCTACCTGTTCAATGCTACCCTCGTAAGGGTCAATTAAAAATGCTTTCATATGTAAGCCTCATAGTCAATATTACACATCTCTAAAATATGCTGCAATGTAGCGTATCCTTCAGTATCTGTAGCACCCCATTCGCTAAAAGGATACAAAACAGAAACAACCCCAGCAATGTCACCGTCAGCTAGCTTTGCCTCTACTGCCCTGTTTAACTTCTTAGCAACAAGCTCTCTTTCGGCCTCTCTACCTTTGAGATTGTACAATTGCCAATGATCTGCAGTCAAGTTTAGTTTACACTCTACCCTAACTTTTTTTAACTCCACTGTCCATTTCATACTACCTCCTCAATTCGATAGTCTTCTGGATTGCAAGGCTCTTCTAAATACCCAAGCTCAAAAAATTCTTCTTCGTCCCTAAAAAATCTTTCCAGTTCTGCAGCAGCTTCTTCCATGGTTGCAAAAGTTTGAGGTTGTCCATTAACAAGCCAGACATTTTCGTTACCTAATAAGATAGCCCATCTTTTAGTCATGTTATATCCTTAGATAATTATCTAAAACCCAATACGCTTTAGCTGGTCCATCAACTTAACTTGAGCAGGCGTATGTTCGACATCATGCCACTCGTCAGCAATCTTGACCTTGACAATATCGTGTGCATACACAGACCCAGTCTCAGTGAAGTCTCCGAATACAGTAGCCAATCGAGTATTACCCTTCATGTTGTCAGCAATCTCTGCCTCCCAGCCATTACGAAGTAACACATATGAACCACGCTTTAGGTCGTTAGTCTTCATGCAGCCTCCTTTTCTACATACAGATCATCGCAACGAATCTTCATAACAGCATCCCGAAGAGAACGATAAGCCACACGAATGTCAATCTCTGAGTGTGTGGTCCAGCCACCATTCTCGATCTCTTGGATTAAGTCTTGCATATGATAGAGCATATCATTAGTATCCATGTTTGTCAACCCTTTACTTGAATAAGTTTAATAA